GAGTTGCGTCAAACCTTGATTGTCCAGCCAGGCGAAGAACTGCTCGATGGTCGGGATTATGTCTGGCGTTTCATCCTTGCGGTAATGCTCCCACCAGACCCCGGTGCCGTTGCTCGCCAGGTATGTGAAGCCATAGGCTTCCGGGACAATAGCGAAGTACATTGGATGCTGGGTGCTCTCGAAGTATTTGCCGGAATCGTAGGATTTCGTGTACTTGATATCGTAGATAACCCCGGCCTTGAGGGCGTCCAACCGTCCGTAGAGGAAAATATCTTTGTCACCAATGCGGACGGTGCGGTTGGCCCGGTGTTGAAGTTGAGCGCCCTGGATTTGCGTTGCTATCTCGTTTGCGGCTGCATACCAGCGGTGGCCGGGGTCTGCATTGCCCTTGAGAATCGCTGTCACAAGGTCCTCCAGGTCGATGCCGTTCTGCATCGCTTCGTTGGTCGGTATCTGCTGGCGGTTCAAGGTTGTTAGGAAGTCAGCCATGGGGTCACGGTCGCTGGTGGCGTTCTCGAAGGGGTTTTCCTTCATGGCGTAACTCCAACTGCTCAACAGCGAATGAGTAACCATGTAGCGTTTCATCAATCCCACCCCCTTCAGGCCTGCCCTTCCACGGGGTCCGTGTACAGCTTGGTGGTCTTGTCGAAGATCAGCCCCAACTCGGTGATGCGGTCCTTCCACTCGTTGCTAATCTCGTCCTTGCTCGTCAGGGCGTGTTTGAGTTTCGCCATAGCCTTTGCCATGTGGTTGGCGCTGGTGGCGTCAACAACCTGGGCGATAACATCCCGGCCCTCGGCCATCACCTTTTCGTAGGCTTCTTCCTGCTTCTTGAGTGCTTTCAGCTCGTCAGCACTTTTCTTGTTGTACTCGTCGAACAGTTTTTCCAGGAAGTCATTAGCCCGGCCAGGTGTCAATGCGGGGATTTTGTGGATGCCGTTGATGCCACGGGTACCCTTGGCGTAGTAGCGCTCGCAGTTGGAAAAGCCCAGGGTGCGATCGTTCCCGTACATTTCCATGAAGCCGCCCAGGTCCATGGGGAGCCACACATTGTTCCGGGTCTGGCCTTCCACCATCAGGCGAAGCCTGGTGTTCTCGCCATCTTTTTCTTCCACAGCATGGAAGATGATCACCACATGCTTTTTCAATTCGTAGAAGCAGTAGTCCATCAAACGGACAAACTCACGGCCCACGGTGCCGTAGCCTTGCAAGCTCAGGCTCCCGTCACGCCGCCCGTTCTTCGGATCGTTCTTGATTGCCCAGGGCTTCATCAGGTCAATCAACTTGCCGCCCGTGTCGAACACCAGGCTGTCATAGTCGGCCAGGTTCTCGGGCTTGAGATCAGCCAGTACCTCGTCATAGGTGGCAGGCTGAATGAAGTCACGGCGATACTGGGGTTCAATCCTGTCAATGCCAAAGTCCACATCAATGTGCAGGGCACGGGGGGCTGACAAGCCCAGGGTGCTTTTGCCAATGCCGGGGTAGCCGGCGATCAGGATGCGGATTTTCTTGTCCTCGGTCTTGATTTCATCAGGCTTGCGAATCATGTGTATGCTCCTTTTGCTTTCAAGTATTTCTTGAGGTGGCTATACAGCCAGTCCTGGGTGGTGCTGAACCCCTCGGCTCTTTGCTGGTCCATCAGTAGGTTGTAGTCCTCGACGCTCACCCGGACGACCAGTCGGCAGGGGTTAGTTCGGATTTCAGGCGCCTTGGGCTTGGGGGCTTCCGGCGCCTTGTCCGGGGCGTAGACTTTGACCAGGGCAGCCATGGCGTCATCACAGAGTTGGATGCCGTAGAGGTGGCTGCGCTCCGCCTTGCTCTGCAGGTGTTTGTCATAGCGGGGGTAGAGGGCCTGCACGGTGGCCACCATGTCGGCGGCGGGGATTTCACGGCCCAGGCGCAGCTCCCGCAGGGCGTTGACAGTTTCCGGCGCTGCGTCTATACTGTTGGTGGTTTCCATTGGTCGAGGTTCGGGCTGTGCCAGCAGACCGGCCTCTTTTTTTGTGCTCATTTCGCTGCCTCCTTCAGCTTCTTGCAGAGCCCCAGGCCGCCTCGTTGTAGGTCCACCGGGTGCCGCTGCAGCTTTGGTCAAAGGGACAATCGCCGCCGTTGCCATAGGACAGTTCACACTTCCAGCATTCGCACAGCCGCTCGGCGTTGTCATAGGTAGGGGTGGTGGGTTGCTTCATGTTTCCTTCCTTTCCTGTGCTTGGGATTCAAGCCATTTCCTTGTTGCCTCGTAGGCCGCGGCGCCAAGCCGCTCTGCCAGGGTGCGGGGTATCTTGTCCAGCTCTACTCGGATGGCCGGTGCCGGGGCCTGCTCTGTTGCCATTCGTTCCTCCTTCCCTTACTCAAAAAGATTAACAAGTTAAACTCTCTGGGTAAAAAAATAGTCCGGGATGTCCACCACAGCCAGTCCAAGCAGCTCAATGGCCCTGAGGATTTCGCCAGTCTTGAAGTCAATGCGCCCGTTGATCTTGTTGGACCAGGTGTTTGCAGACATTTTCATTGCCTTCGCAAAGGCATTCTGCGTCTTGAACTTCTCGACGATGCGGCCAATCAGCTTGGAATAGTCGAACATTCATCTGCCTCCTTTCTGCGGTTTTGATGATTAATAAGTTAATCTTCGAGGCCAATATACCACGGGCAATTTTCATTTGCAACCCCTTTTGTGAAAAAAGTTAATCTTTTTTTGTAAATCGTTGAACTTTTCGTGTATTCCGTGGTATAATCTCCATATCAACAAAAGGGAGCAGCGGCATGGAAGAGAACAGAGTTTCCGTAGGCGCCAGGCTACAGCAGGTCATGGATGAGCGCAACCTCCGCGCCGTTGACCTGCACGACCTCATCAAGCCACTTTGCAAGAAGTATGGCATCAACATCAGCAAATCCCAGCTGAGCCAGTATATCAACGATTTTAACGAGCCCGGCCAGCGCCGCCTGTTTATCCTGGCTCAGGCCCTGGATGTGAACGAAGCCTGGCTGCTGGGCTTTGATGTGGCCCGGGAACGAAAGCCGCTCGCCGCCACAGCCGACGAGCGGGCGCAGGAGTTTATGTCATTGTTCTCAGCACTCACGGAAGATCAGCAGATTACCATCATTCAGGCAATGAAAGGAATCGCAGCAGGTAAATAAGTTCCTGCTGCGCATCTGGGGAGAGTTGAGAAAAGGCCTCAGCAGCCTGTGAAAGGTTAGCGTTATCTGGGCGGTCGGCAAAATCGTCAGACATCAAACTGTCTCCTCTCAAACTATTTATTGGTCCTGTGGACTTGCCATCTTACCAAGATACGATAGAACTGTCGCCCATTCCGGGAGGAAATAACATAAAGCGTGATGGAGGTGTCCCATGAAAAAGGTTACCGCTTTGTTTCTGGCAATCCTGATGTTGACCATCCCCGCCGCCCTGGCATCTGGAGACCTGGCCGGCATGACCTTGGAGCAGCTGATCCAGCTGCGAACGCAGATTGAGGCGGAGTTGCTCATTCGCGGAGAGAGCGAATCGCTCGGCGTACCTCCTGGGCGTTACATTGTTGGCGTCGACATCCCTGCGGGGATTTACAAGGTAACAGTCAGCAACTCTTCGGTTGTCGGGGGAATGCTCGTTGTTTACCCTGACAAGAAAAAGATGGATTCCCAGGGCGCATACAATGTGATGGAGCTGCTCAGCGGCATGACTGGGAATGAAGTTCTTGGCAAAGTTGAGCTGAACGAAGGTAATGGTGTTTGGGTTTCTAACGGAATGCTGACTTTTGAGATGTACAAGGGCATCGGCCTATAAACCCTTATCAACAACGAACGGAGGTCGAGTATGAGCCATGCTCTCAATGCCCGCTTATGGGCGAACATAGATGACAAGCGTTCCGGTTCAGCGTTGGTCGCAGAAATGACACCATTGAGCCTGGACAGTCAGGCTGCGCAGGCTTCGTTTGCAGGCAGCTCAGAGATGTACTGGGCTGATCTTGAGAAATGCACCTGCATGGACTTCAACATAAATCAGTCAAGGTCGGCGCCCTGCAAACACATGATTCGGTTGGCTATGGAGCTGGGCCTGCTGCCATCTGCTGGCATTGTAAGAGATATTGATGCCGCGCAGTATCGGGTTGCCCTGGCCAAGCTAAAGAGCATGACTTCCGAGGGTGACCTGCTGGCCGCTGTGAAGATTGGCGCTTTCCTCAAAGAGTTGTACACCAAGGGCAAGTCCCGGGTTGCTGATACCAGGGGCGTGGACGATACCCCGCTGCGCTTTTTCTTTGTGCTGGCCGGGAACACAGCCGCGCCAATCAAGACGCGAAAGAAGGATGCGCTGGCGCTGGTCAAGGCCATTGAAGCCCGCCTAGGTGAGTGGCTGCTTGTTACTCCACAGGCTTTGCTGGCGGCGTTCGAGGGCTATGAGCAAACGGACGCAGACTGACAACACTGCCAAATCAGCAGTCATATACGCCCGCTTTTCCGAGGGCCGGGACCAGACGGATGTCAGCATTGAGCAGCAGGTGGCCGAGTGCAAGCCCTATGCTGCCCAGCTGGGCTATACCATCACCAAGGTGTATGCCGATCATCATATCTCCGGCCGATCAGACCGAAGGCCGGAGTTTCAACGCATGCTGCGGGATGCCGAGAAGGGGCAGATTGACACGGTCATCGCCTGGAAGAGCAGCCGCCTGGCCAGAAATATGCTGCAGGGCCTGCTCAACGAATCCAAGCTCAATGACCTGGGGGTGAATGTTCTCTACGCCAAAGAGGACTTTGGCGACAACGCCGCAGGCCGTTATGCCAGGCGCAACATGATGAACATGAACCAATTCTACTCGGAGAATATGTCCGAGGATATCAAGCGGGGCATGTACTACCTGGCGAAGGATTGTAAGGTGCTCACCGTCATTCCATTCGGCTATCGCAAGGGCGAGGATGGCCGCTTTGCCAAGGACGACTACACGGCGCCCTATGTCCAGGAAATCTTTGAGCGGGTGCTGCGCGGCGACACCTATGCGGAAATTGCCGAGGACCTGAACGCCAAGCATGTCAAGACGCAGCAGAAAAAGCCCTGGAACAAGAACAGCTTCAAAATCATGTTGCAGAATGAGG